GGAACAGACCAATGAGCTTCTGGGATCTATCGACGGGCGAAAGCGCCAAGGAAACTGGCACGGAATACGAAATCCCCGGCGGAAATATGGAACCGATCCCGGAAGGGTCTTCGGTTTTGGCAGCTGCGGATGAAGTGAAGTGGGCAACCACGTCAACGGGTGAACGCTATATCTCGCTGCGGTGGTCAGTTCTAGGGCCGGAGGAATACAAAAACCGCAAGGTATTCCACAAGCTCTGGGTTACTGATCTTGACCCAGGTAGCAAGGACGAGGCCAAGGGCATCGCAAAGCGCGACAAGGCGCGTCGGATGCTTGCGGCAATTGATGCCAACGCGGGCGGGAAGCTGGCACAAAAGCCGGGGGAACCGAATGACGATGCCTTGGGCATGGCGCTGTTGAACAAGCCGATGATTATCACCGTGCAGGTTTGGCAGGTGCAGGATCGGCAGACGGGCGGCACGGTTGAAGGTAACTGGGTTTGCGCGGTCAATCCGAAATCGAAGGGCGTCGATGTGAAGCCAGCGAAGGATCGGGCGGCGACAAAGCCAAGTGATGGATTTGGCGGCGGGGGCTATGGATCTGGCGGAGGCGGCGCATCTAGCCGTGATCTGGACGATGAAATCCCCTTTGCTATGGAGTGGCGCGCGTAACACCCCATAGCAATCCCCCGCGCCACCTTGCAGGGTGGAACCGCTTGGCTTGAGTATTCAAGACTTGGTGGCGCGGGTTCTTCACCTGAATTTATATCACACCGGAGAATAACATGGAACAACGCTCGACTGCTTGGTTTGAAGCGCGCCGGGGTCGCATCACCGCGTCCAATGTCGGGGCAATCCTTGGCAACTCACCCAACGCCACGCGGGCCGATGTCATGCGCAGGATGGTCCGCGAGGCCCTTGGCGCGGAGAACGAGTTCAAGGGCAACATCGCCACCGAATACGGCGTCAACAATGAAGCCGGGGCCATTGTCGAATACACCATGGAAACGGCTAATGCGGTTGAGGCTGTGGGCTTTGTCGTCAAGGATGGCGAGGATTGGGCTGGGGCTTCCCCGGATGGGCTGATTGGCGCAGATGGTGGGCTTGAGGTGAAATGCCCGTTTGGTCTGCGCAAGGATGAAAACCCACAGTTTAAAACCCTAATGGAACAATTGCATTATAATGACCAGGTGCAGTTCACGCTATGGGTGACGGGTAGGAAGTTCTGGCATTTCTACCAGTGGCACCCGATCAAAACGAAGCTGGAATGCGTATTGCCGTCATTGGAATGGCAGGCTCATGCGTTGCCACGACTGCGGCAGTTTCATGCAGAATACATCGCAGAGCTTGAAACCAATGCGGATGAACACCTTGCGCCGAAGCGGCATGTGATCGACACGCCAGAGGCTCACAAGATCATGGCGGAATATGACCAGATCACCGAGGCCATTGAGAACGCCACGGCACGCAAGGCCGAATTGTTGGCGGATATGGTGAAAATGGCTGGCGAGAAGAATGCAATCTTCGCGGGCCGAAACCTGACCAAGACAGATCGTGTCGGGGCCATCGCTTACGGAAAGGCAATCAAGGAGTTGCTGCCAAATGCAGATTTGGAAAAATGGCGCGGTAAGGGTAGCTCGTTCTGGGGTGTAAAGTGAGCCTCAGGCCATACCAACAATCCGCCGTAGACGCCGCAATCGAGTGGATGCGCAAGAGTGCATCCCCATTCTGCATTGAGGCGGCGACCGGGGCGGGCAAGTCTCACATCATTGCCGAGATTGCCCGCATCATCCATGCAATGACTGGCAAGCGCGTGCTATGCCTTGCGCCTAGTGCAGAGTTGGTAACGCAAAATCGCGCGAAGTTTTTGGCGACAGGCAACCCTGCCAGCATGTTTTCGGCATCATCTGGGGCAAAAGAATTGCGGAATCCTGTGGTGTTCGGATCGCCTCTGACCGTCAAGAACAAGATCAGCCGATTTCAACAGAAGGGATCGGCGGGATATGCGCTGGTGATTGTGGATGAATGCCACGGGATGACGCCAACTCTCAAGGGCATCATCGCAGCTATGCGAGAGGCTAACCCTAATCTCAGGGTTTGCGGGTTGACGGCCACGCCTTACCGAATGGGAACAGGCTGGATATTTCGCCAGCATCCTGGCGGCGAAATCAATGGCGAGGATATTTGCAAGGAACCATACTTTACCAAATGCGTTTCGCAGATCGGCGGGCGCGTGCTGATTGAGCAGGGGTATCTAACTCCGCCAGTGATCGGACAAATCAACGCCAAGGGCTATGAGACAGCGGGGCTTGCCATAAACAAGATGGGGCAGTTTGACGCCGCAGCAGTTGACCGCGCCTACCATGGGCATGGACGCAAGACGGCTGCAATCGTGGCAGACGTTCTCATCCAAGCACAGAGCCGCCAAGGGGTCATGTTCTTTGCGGCCACTGTGCAGCACGCAAACGAGGTTATGGCCTCTCTGCCCCCTGAATTGTCGGCTATGGTGACGGGTGAAACGCCCAAAGCCCAGCGCGATGCAACGCTTGCAAGGTTCAAGGCGCGGACACTCAAATATCTGGTGAATGTGTCGGTGCTGACAACAGGATTTGACGCCCCCCATGTCGATGTGATCGCCATTCTGCGAAAAACGGAAAGCGTCGGGCTGTTGCAGCAAATCATTGGCCGAGGGCTTCGCTTATGCGAAGGAAAAACAGACTGCCTCATCCTCGACTATACCGACAACCTGGAAGACCATTGCCCAGACGGTGATTTGTTCTCGCCTAAGATCAAGGCAGGAAAAGGCGGTGACAGCGAAGGAGGCATGTCATGCACATGCCCAGACTGCGCCTATGAAAACACGTTCTCGGCAAACCCGATGTATCTGGAATACAAGAAGGATGAGGCAGGCTACATCTTGGACCTTGACGGCCATCAGGTGCAATCAGACTTTGGACCGATTGCGGGACACTTTGGCCGGCGGTGCATGGGGCTGGTGCAATCAGGCAAGCGCGGTGAATTTGAGCGCTGCGGGTATCGCTGGACGTTTAAGCCCTGTCCTCATTGCGATGCCGACAACGACATTGCGGCCCGATATTGCCGCGAATGCCGTGGGGAAATCGTTGACCCGAATGATCGGCTCATAGGCGAATTTAAGGCACTAAAAAAAGACCCAAGCCAGCGGCAGACAGATAAGATCGTCACTCTGTCGGCAGCCCCCGGAATTTCTAAGGCGGGGAACAAAACGTTGCGAGTTGAAGTGAAAACCGAATACCGCCAGTTCACCGTTTGGTTGCAGCCAGAGGCACGGCACACGAAGGGCCAAGCAGAATATGCGATGTTCGCCCGTGCCACCAATGACGGGAAAAGAACGCCTGAAACCGTGACCTATCAGAAAATGGATACAGGCTTTTACAGCATCTTTGCCTTTGATAAGGAACCAGACCATGCGCCACAGTGACTTTTCAGACCTCGCTGATCATGGGGTGATGACCTTTGGCGATATGACTTTCAGGGGCGCTTGCCCCAAAGAGGAAATAGAACAGGTCACGTTCTTTAATCGCTTGCGCAGGGAATATCCTGACACGCTTGGGATGATCGCACTTCATCCGCGCAATGAGGGCATGAAAGAGCGCGGGCAGTTTTCTGCGGTTGCAAAGCACAAGGCCGAAGGCATGACCGCCGGTGCGTCTGATGTGATCATTCCGGCGCGTGTTTCTTTTGTTTGCGAAATCAAGCGCCGCGATCACACTCAAAGCAAATGGCAGGATGGCCAGCAACCCTATCTGATCGCCGCCGCGAAGATGGGCGCATTTGCCTGTGTGGCCTTGGGCTGTGATGCGGCGTGGCAGGCTCTAGCAATGTGGCATTCACAACATGACATATAGATTTACCCCCAGCGTTCCAAAGCCTAGCGAACAGCTTGCAGATCTGATGATGGGTCGAGTGTCTTGGGCTGATAGCCCTGATGCAATTAGATCATGGGCGCAGAAGTTTATTTATGATGCGGCCAAGCAGATCTTGGTGGCAGAAAAGCCTCAAAGGAAAATCATGCTCGGAAGGGTTCCGCCCCATATGCGGGCGATGGTTGAGACTGAAATAAGGCGGCTTTGGGCTATTCGATAGTACCCCCGGCACATACCGGTTAGCGCCTGACCGCTCCGAGGGATCATCTGGAGTATCGAAACTGCCCGCTTTCGCGGTCGTGTTACACCCTACCGCTCGGGCGGGGTGATCCGGCGGGATGCCGAGATTAGGTGATCATCGTCTATTTTGATTGCTTGGCTATATCGCGCAAGTGCTGGAGGTAAACCGCCCGCGCCTGCAATGCGGCTATCCGAGTTTCTGCGTTAGGCTCTTTGTTGGCAAAGCACTTCACCTGCATGTCGGAACTGCCCTTACGCCAAGAGCAAGTCCCGCGTTCTGGCCCTTCAATGCGCATCACAAATTCCCTGCCGTCCTTACATGCAGCGACATAGCTGCCTGAACAGTGCCGCTGCTGGATGCCTTCCAGCGCCAACTCAGCCGCAGACTTCAAGAGCGAAAAGCTGTAATCGCCTATGTCATAAAACCACGGCGCGGCCCAAGGCGTAGGATCGGCATTGCGCATCACAAACCGCATCGCTGCGGCGTCATGTTCTCTGCGCAGCCTCTTGCGGCCCCAGAGCGGATCAATGATAACGTTCATGCGCTGCACATCTGATGCGAGTTGCAGAAACTCCTTAAATTCTCTGGGCTTTTCTGCCAAACGGCAAGCGATCAAGAGGCTTGATTTGGTGAAGCGCCGATAGCTGATTGCGCGCGTGCGCTCCTTTGCCGGGAACAGCATGGCCTCGTCCAGCGACCACCCAAAAACCATGCGCAAGACCAATCGATCAACATTGCTTTTCAGGGTGCCATGATGGATCAGCTTCCAATGCGCGCCGCCAACGATGGCCCGAATTTCCTGTGGAGTTTTGTTGAATATCGCAATGATCGGCGCGATGTTAGGAATCCCGTCAGCAATGGCCTGCTGCCAAATCGGGGCTGATGCATAAACCATCGAAACGATTGGCTTGTATTTCAGAAGTCCGTGTTGGATCAGCCAATCCGGTGTTTCCACGCGCGGACCAGCCCATTGGCTAAACAACGTCATGCGGAAATCGACTTGCGATGTCATAGCGCGGCTCCATTAAAAACTCCCAGCGCCGTGTAGCACTGGGGTAAGTGGTTAGCGAATGTAGCCGCGATCTGGCGATGCAGCTTCATTCAATGCCTGATCGGTCTGATCCTGCAAGCGCCGAAGTGCAGACGCAGCAGACAAAACCTGCTCATTGATGTATCTCGCCGTCGAAGCTATCCGAGGCAAGACGCCATCAGGTGCAATCTCAAAGCCGCCGCCCTTGCCGCTGTTCGGCTCGCACCGCTTACCTGCGGACCCCGACGCTACCGTGGTGGTCACCGAGGGTGAGTTAGACGCGATGGCCGTTGCCACAAGCTATCAACGAAAGAATAACAGACTTTACCCTGTGGTTACTATGGGTTCAGCTACAAGCGTTAAGCGTCTTGTAGAGCAACGGGACTACTTACGATCATTTGATGAAATCATTCTTTTCTTTGATAAAGACGAGAAGGGTGATGAGGCTGTCAAAGAGGCTACTCGTATTTTAGGTATTGACAAAGTTAAGGTTGCAGCAAACAATACCGAGTACAAAGATGCTGCAGATATCATGTTCCATGACGGTTTTGAAAAAGTCCTACAATGTATTTGGGATGCTTATGTAGTAATCCCAGCTGGTATTATCGGACGTATCGAACTGAAGGAACGTATGCGGCGTGGTCTGCTTATCAAAGCACTTCCATATCCACCTTGTATGT